CCACAAGTTTGTACGTGGGGAATGGGATTTTTAGATACCCCCATTAATAAGATGGGGGTAACCGAATTCGAATCCATGCACTCCCATTTGAAAGATGCCGATCTGCCTTTGCCTTTTGAGCGTCCATTCGCAGTTCCTCATCTACATATGGTCATGACTTCACGTGGGGCTAAACAAGTTCAATGCCGTTTACCTGCTGATAATCAAATTGCAGTCATTGACTGGGTCAACTTTACTGATAGCTGTGGCACTTTAGACCACAAGTTTGTAAATGCGCTCAATGATGATCAAAGCATCAATGAAACAGAATTAAATTTCGCAATGGCTCTAGAAATTGAAAAACATATAGAGCACATCTTCGGATTACAGCTAACCCTTGTCGATAAAGGCAAGAAAAATATGTACCAAAGCTCGTTTGAAATTGGCGATAAGTGCGGATTTGTCTGCGTTGGCGGTCAACGAAACACATACCTAGTCATGCTTTCGGGTCGTGGCTGCTCAATGGCCAAAGAGGGTTGGGAACAACGCCTTTATACATTCCTGACAACGGTTGCAACACGTGGAAAATTAACTCGTGTAGACATTGCTCATGATGATTTTGACGGAAAACGTATCAATGTTGACTGGGGAAACATGATGGATGGCATGGGAGGATTCCAAAACGGAAACCGTGCTCCGAACGTAGAGCATAAAGGCAATTGGAAACGTCCAAACGGTCGGGGTCGTACTCTTAATATCGGCTCACGTGAATCAGGTAAGTATTTACGACTGTACGAAAAGGGTCGGGCAGAGGGCGATCCAGATGATAACTGGCAACGTGCTGAAGTAGAGTTTAAGTCACGTGACCGTATTTTGCCGTTCACCATGCTTTTGTCACCTTCTGAATATTTTATTGCTGCATATCCATGCTTTCAAATGCTCTCAGAAGATATACAGCCTGAACGTATCGAAACCATGAAAAAGGCAGCTTCAATCAATGCACACGCTGCTTTAGAAATTATCAAAAAACAATACGGCAAATATATCAACGTATTTAAGAAAGTTTTTGAACCTGAAGAACTTATTAACATTATTTCTTGTTCTGATCCGTTGGCTATTCCCAAACGGTTAGAGCACTTAACACTTACTGCTATGAGGATGTAAACAATGTCACAACAAATGAAAGTTACTTTAGTTGGCGCAAAATCAACGGATTGGAAGTCAGAAGACGGCCGTCATTATGACCACGTCACGCTCTTTGCTCTTATCCCTATGGACACCTCTCAAGGCAATGCGGTTGGGCAGGGTGCTGCCGAATTTAAATGGCAAGATTCACGTAATTTAGTCCAGTTACAAGGGCGTAAATTCCCGTTCGAAGCGACTTTAGAACTTGATCTAGTGTCTACAGGTCGTAGCACCAAGCAAGTGCTTACCAACGTGATTCTTCCACCGAAGGTCTAAGTATGAACATCAAATACGTGTTATTTGGAAGCGACATCCGCGAATGTCCTAAGTGCTTCAACTTAATGCATAAAAACAATATTGCTTTTCACATGACGAAATGTGGGGGCTAAAGAATGACGACCTATGTCTGCGCTGAACTTATAGAAAACACATGCACAACATGGGTTGTTCAATCGGGAGTATTACCCGAACTATCAACGTCCGATGCTTATTTAGTTTGTACTGCAATTCTTGCTGTTTTGGGTCTTGCATGGGGCTATAAAAAAATCGGTCAATTACTTAAATGACTGGAGAAATGTCATGAAAACTGTAGAAAACAAAAAATTAAGTCTAGCTCAAAAAGCTGTAGTTGCATCTGTTGCACTAGCACCAGTTTTGGCAATGGCTGAAGATGGCGCTGTTAAAGCTGATGCATCTGCAATTACTGCTTTAATGGCACCAATTGCTGTTGTAGGTGGTGCGATTTTAACAGTACTGATTGCGATTAAAGGTTGGAAGTTGATCCGCCGAGCACTTTAATTTAAATAAAAAAAAGGCTCGACTGCCGACCTACGGATCGGACATGTCGAGCCTTTTTTATAGGGGGATATATGGGATGGTTAATAATTTTCGTTTTTTGTTTTGCACTTTGGCTTGTTTTTTCAGCATAACCACTTATGCATCTGACTTGCCTGCAAACCCACGCAATGACACGCCTGCACAGTCATTAAAACGCTTACAGAATAATTTTAAAAGTCAGGCTAACTATGACGCAGGCATGAAAAGAAACCTTGCCGAATTAGATGCAAGAATTTATATGAATGAGGGAACAAAACGTACTAATGTTGAACAAATGCTTACTCGTTCTGGTGTTCTTGAAAGTGGTGGAAAAGCAGAGGTTGTCGCTAAAGTAACTCAACCTGCGGACACTGGTAAAGCTGCTAAAACATTAGCTGATCGCTTAGGTAAAGCTAAAGATTATGCTAAACACGCTGGTAAAGCTTCTATTCCTTCTTTTCTCGGTGGAGCTGCTGTACAAGCCCTAGTTGATGGTGTCGGGTGGGTCATGGATGAAGGCGGAAAAGTTACAAAACCATATGAGTCTGAAGATCCAACTGATCCTAGTGTGCAATACTATTGGGATTCGCAAGGTAAAAAAGCCGTAAAACCCCTAGATGCTGCGTTAGCAGGTGCAAAATCAAATCCGTCTATTTGTGGTCCTTCTGCTTCTTGTGTAGTCACCGCAGCGCAAAACCCTCCCGTTGTTTCTCCTGATTATTTTTATTATTGTGTTTATAAAGATGGCTCACCTGTTGGGTGTGGATACAATGCCGTACGTTATCCAAACCCCGCTTATAATCCTTCTTCACCAAATCCCGAAAATATTGATGTTACTCAAGAACAATTAACAGAAGCACTTAAAAACGCTCTTGAATCAAATAACCCTGCTTTGGCTACTGCTATTGCTGAAGCATTAAAGGCTGCATATTTGTTCGATGCTAGTGAGGGTCAAGACGATTCAAGCAATACAATTGCTATTGGTACGGCTAACGATATGAATGAAGCTGTTGATCGTGCTTTTGATAATCCAACGACAAATGCCACATCTGATAAACCATCAGGTTATTACAAAATAACAGACGGTGAGAAAACAGTAGAGGGATACGTAACAACACCCGACACATCAGCCAAAACTGAGACAGAAACAAAAACAGAAACGACAACAGACCCAGTAACGGGCAATCAAACAACAACGGGAACAAGTACAGGTTCATTACAATTACCTGCATTTTGTGACTGGGCAGGTATTGTCTGTGACTGGATAAACTGGACAAAAGAAGAACCTGATCAGCCCGAAGAACCAGAGCCAGTATTTGAAGAAATTAACGTACCTTTTACGCCTTTTTCAATTGCAAAATTTAATGCTCAATGTCCACCAGATGAAAACCTTTCTCTAAATCTTATGGGACAAGAAATGAGCTTTGTTTTTCCTATGAAGCCTTTTTGTGACTTCTTTTCAGGTATTAAACCTTTCGTTATAGCACTTGCATCATTTTGGGCGGTCAAACTGATTGGCAATGCTTCTTTCAATTCGGGGAATTGATATGGGCAAGATACTTTTCAAGATTTTCGAATGGGGTGTTAGTTCAGGTCTAGCCAAATTTATTAAAGGCATGGGTTTATCAATGATCACCTTTGCATTTTTAAATCAATTGATTCAAACCGTACTAGCCGAATCATCATCAAAGTTCGGCTCTATCACAGGATTAGGTGCAAATGCTTTAGGTCTAGCGGGTGTTGATACAGCACTCGCAATTATGGCAGGTGCAATTATCGCTCACGTTTATATGCGTTCAAAAGCAATGCGTTTTGTAGGTACACCAAAATGAGTATGATATTAATTACAGGCACACCTGGTTCAGGTAAATCACTATTTGCAGTTGCCAAAATCTTAGAATTGCAAAAACAATTTCCTGAACGTCAAATTTTTGCAGACATTGAGGGTCTGCAAATTGATGGGGTAGAACGTAGTCCTGAAGATTGGCGTGAAACGCCTGATAACTCGATTATCTTCTATGATGAAGCTCAGCAACATGAGCGCTTTAGGTCGGGTACAAGTGCCAACCGTGACGAAATTGTACAAAAGCTTCAAGTTCATAGACATACAGGGCATGACATATATTTCATAACTCAAAGCACTAGATTCTTGAACTCATTTGTTACCGACCTTATCGGTGAGCACTATCACTTGCATCGTCCTTACGGTGCAAAGTTGGCTTCTGTTTACTACTGGAGAGGTGCACAGAAACAACCAAACTCCGAAGCTGCTAAAGAACGTTCAGAAAATAACTTTCAATTTGTTTACCCAAAAGATGTATTCAAGCTCTATAAATCCGCAACGGCTCACCATGTAAAATTCAAAATTCCTACCAAGATTTTAGGCACATTTGCAATTGCTTTGGGTATGCTTGGATTTGTTCTTTATCTTGTTTATAAGCCTGAAACACAGTCCTTTTTTACTGGTAAATCAGTGCAAGAAAAACAGGGCATACAAAAAGAACTAGAACAGCAACAAGTTTCCGAATTAGATAAAAAAGTTAAATTGTGCCAAGAACAATTTAAATGGACTAAAGAACAATGCTTAGAGGCTTACGATCCTAAAGGTCTACAGCAGAAAAATGCAGAACTTGAGCAAAAAACTGGAAATAATTTAGAAGTTATAACGGCTTCATATAAAATTTCTGATCCTTACGATTATTCTTATGACGTTGCACCAGCTCCAATTGTCCATCGAGTATTTAGTGGTTGCATGAAAACCAAAAACGGCTCTTTAGTTGCTTATGACCAACAAGGTTCAATCATTCATGATGCAGATAAACAGCTTTGTAAGCGAACTATGAACGGTGACCGTCCATTTAATCCATACAAGCAACCTGAACAAGTTGCGTCATATCAATTTGCATCTGCACAGCCACAAACTCAAGAACAACAGATACAAAATCCTGAAGTTAAAGCAGAGCCTATTCCATTTGGCACAAAACCACCGTCAAATATTAATGGAGCACATTCGCTATGACACCTGAAATACAAGTAATTAATCATTTGCTTGGATGGCTTCTGATTACAGGATTTTTTACAGGCATTTTCTTTTCACATCGCTTTATTGATTCTATTTGTTGGATTTTTCGCTTTTACCGAAGAAGACGGTTTATAAAACGTTATCGTGCAAACTATTTTAAATGACGTGCAAAGTCTGATTTCATTTCTCTTGCGCTAGGTATATATGGATAATCAGCTATCAGCATACGACCTGAATAATGCATTTTTTTCTTTTGACTTGCATCAATACGAATAAATATAAGTTCTTCAGGTTCATTGCGGTGATTATATTCGCAAATCATAATCATCTGATTTTTCTCGATAATTCTGTACTTAGGAAAGGTATTTTTAACCAGTTCTTTGAAGTTTTTGCTGTTATTTATGACTTTAGGCGCTTTTTGCTTTCTAATGAAAAATAAGGCGATGAGTAGCAATAGGACAATTATTAATGCTATTTCCATGATTAAACACACTTTTTAAAATTAAGCTCGAATTTTATCCTTAACTAGCGCAGTCTGTTAAGTATAAAATTGAGCATATAGGCATAAATAAGATGCCGGTAAAGATTTACGCCTCGAGGTCTTATTGATTGAAAAATCGG